AGTGGTTTTGTTCTAACCAGTATCAAGAAAAACAATCAAATATGGGTTATGCCGGATGGTGAGGCCGTTACTAGAATGGTCGCAACCGACACAAGGCGACCGCAAAGAGGACGGCTATTAGATAATCTTAATAAGGCTCATCCGGCTGTTTTCAGCCGGATGAGCCTGACCGATGGTAGGAGTAAGCAGCAACAAGCCCAGGCAAGAAACACTATTAGTCGCGTTACCGCGACTAAGGGCAACCATATAACCGAAACAGGCGGGGCATCAATGAAACCTTTTATTGAGGCAGGGGCCAAACCGCTAGAGGGCTACCAACTGAGGTATTTATATTTCCTGGACCCAACCGCTAAAGACCGTTTAACCGTTCCTATTCTACCATTTAGCATGATAGATGAAATAGGGGCAAGAATGTATAAAGGGGTGGCAATTTCAAAATGCGCTGGAAGTGTAGAGAGCGACACGGCTAACGACCAGTTAGAAAAGGGCGGTGCAAACCCGACCCCAGCGCTTCAATCTGAAACCACCATAGCATAAACCAATGGCAAGAAAAGACGCGCAACCGGGCAAAACAGAAGAAATGGCAGAGCGCAGGGTTAAGGCTTTCAACCTTCGCAAAGCTGGCGCGAACTACCGCGATATAGCCAAGCAATTAGGTGTAACTCATTCGACTATCGTACAGGACGTTAAAGCGGTCATGAAAGAGTTACAAAAGGAGCAGGTCGTAGAGGCCGATAGTTACCGGACTATGGAACTCGAACGCCTTGACGCGATGCAGACTCAAATGTGGTCGCAAGTGCAAAAGGGCAATCAGGGCGCGGTGGACCGGGTGCTGCGCATCATGGAGCGCCGGGCCAAGCTGTTAGGGTTGGATGCGCCGACCAAGGTAGACGGTAAATTTGAAGTATTTGACCCTTATTCAGAAGCAATCAAGGCCGCAAGGGCAAGCCGTAATCTAGAATCAGGGCAAGAGTAATGCTAGAAACTCTCTTTGATCCAACAACCTATATCGAAACTCTACTGGTGGTAAAGTCCAAAGAGCGCAAGACCTTACCCTTTCGCCTATCCCCCATCCAACGCCGGGTAGTAGCCGAGCAGCGCCTTAGAAACATTTACCTCAAGCCGCGCCAGGTTGGTTTGTCTACTCTCATTCTCGCTCAGAATTTTGCAAGAGTAGTGACCGAGGAAAACTATACGGCTGTCACAGCCGCCCATGATGCAGACACTACCGAAATTCTTTTTGATACTATCCATTTCTTCTACAACAATCTACCGGAAAAGTTTAAGCCTGTTACTAAGTACTCCAACCGGCGTGAGCTTTACTTCCCGGTCCTTAATAGCCGCTATATCGTTTTTACAGCCGGTGGCAAGAATGGGCCAGGGCGCGGCGTGACCGCCAATGCTATCCACGGCTCCGAGGTGTCACGGTGGCCTAATCCCGATGACATTCTAAGCGGCCTTATGGAATCAGCCCCTAAAGATGCGCGGGTGGACCTTGAGAGTACGGCTAATGGCGCGGGCGATTTCTTCAATGTGACCTATGATGAGGCCAAAGCCGGTGTTAATGGCTATAGGGCTTTCTTCTTCCCATGGTGGTGGCAGCCTGAGTATAGTTTATCCAAAAGCGAGGCGATTAGCTATGACGTGGATTTGACCGGGGAATTTGACGAGGAAGAAACCGCCCTGGTCGAAAAGCATGGTCTTACCATCAATCAGATTTATTGGCGGCGTTGGAAAAAGACCACGCTTAAAAGGCAATTCGAGCAAGAATACCCGGAAGATGATATTACCTGTTTCCTCACTTCCGGCAATCTCTACTTTGATTTGGAAGTGCTGCAAAGGGCACAAAAGGTTGGCGAGACCGAGCCGGTCCAGGTTACGGACAACGGACGGCTAAAGGTCTGGGAGCAGCCAGACGAAAGCAAGAGTTACATTATCGGGGCAGACGTGGCCGAGGGCGTGAGCGCGGGTGACTATTCGGCTGCTTATGTGATTGATGCCGTATCAGGGGCAACGGTAGCGGCTCTACACGGTCACTGGAATACCCATGATTATGCGGTTAAGCTTTCAGAGTTGGGGGAGAGATACAACTTAGCCCTGATAGCCCCGGAGCGCAATAATCACGGCCATGCTGTTCTTTCAAGCCTTATCTATGAGATTGGCTATCCGAATGTTTACCAGCACCGAGATTATGATGCAAAAGGCGATGCCCAGGAAAAACCGGGCTTTCCCACTAACTTAAAGACTAAGCCAATTATGCTAGGCACACTCGCCAGGCTGCTAGAGGCTATACCGGAGGCTTTCAGGGACCATGAGTTTTTCAGCGAGTGCTACAGGTTTGTCCAGCATGATAACGGCACGATTGGGGCGCAGTCCGGTGCGCATGATGATCGGATCATAGCCAAGGCTATAGCCCTTGAAATATGGTCCAATCATAGGGGGATTGGTGAGAAGCAATCGGCCGGTTCGCTGGTTATTTTTGGAGTTAGTAAGTCGAGGTAATGATTATGACCTTTCGGCACCGATTACCACGACTTTTAGGAATTATTCATGACTCTTGAGCAGCCAAACTTGGTTAATAACGATTTTGAATATGAGCCATTCACACCCAAAGAATTAGAGGTAATGTGCCTATTCTCCAATCCTTATTATGAATACGCTTTTATTGCCGATAAATTAAATATTACAGTGGGCACCCTCAAAAGCCACATAAACCATATTTTCGATAAACTTGAAGAAACTGACCGCTATTCGGCATCTATTAAATTTTTTCGGCTTTATCCGCAACACCGCCCAATTCTTGAAGAACTTTTGACAAAAACCCAATAAATCTAACCCTAGTTAGACGCGCAAATTAACCAACATTGATTTAATCAAGTTGGGTTTTTTATTTTTATATCCGGTATTAAAGAACGGCTCATGTCACGCTCGAAGCGCAAACAGCAACAAAAGCGAATAAATATTATCCATTCCGGTGAAAAAGACCGCGCTTTGGCTACCTCTACTTCAACCTCTACCGTTTCAACCTATCAGCCCGATAGTACCCCGCCGCCATTGAAGGGAGGTAGGCAAACCCAGCCGATTAATGCCAACCCGCTTTCGATGCTTTCTTATGCTTTCCTGCCCCGCCGCGCCTACCAGGAAATAGACCTGATTGATGTAGCCAATTGGGGAATGGTCAACAACCCACAGCAGCTTCTGGACATGTTTACCGACCTATCGCCCCACGTGGCGCGGGCCGTATCTAACAAGATACTCATGACCAATAAGGGTTGGTATTTCCAGGTTAAGAGCCTGGACGGTAAAACCGACCTGAAAAGGGCTAAAGCCAAACTGGAAGCCCTCATAGAACGCATCAATAAGGACAATGGCGGTTTGGATGCGCTCATTGATAGTTGGTGTCATACCGCTGTCACCCAGGGCGCGATAGCCGGGGAGCTGGCTTTGACCGATGCCCTTGATGATGTGCTGGATATTTATCCGGTGCAGCCTTACACAATCTACTTCGAGCGGGACGCCAATCAGGACTTAGTGCCTTTCCAGCAGCAGGGCTATGTTTTCGGAAACGGCAACAGCAGGCCGTCTTTTGTGCCAGGATTTAAAAGGCTCAACCCGGTTACTTTTGGTTATATCCCCTACCAGGCCCCGCCCGATGAAGCTTACGGCCGCTCCCCTATTGCATCTGTGCTACAGGTGATCGCCTTCGACTTGCAAATGCAAAAGGACATTCGCCAGTGGGCGCACACTAACGCCTGGGGCCGCCTGCATGTCAAGGTGGTCGAGGAAACCCTACTCAAGAACGCCCCTCCCTCGCTCAATAACGACCCAACCGGCCAGAAGAAAAGGCAATGGGTAGCCGACCAGATAGCAGCTTTTGCCAGTGCTTACAACAAGATTAAGCCGGATGACGCTTTCTTTACTAGTGATGCGGTTGAGGTGGATACGCTTGATGCGACCGGGAAAACCTTCCAGGTTGAACAGTTCTTACGGGCGATTGACCGGCGCATGTTCATGGCCCTGCAAGAGTTACCTGTCCTTATGGGCAGCAACGAGGGCACGACCGAAACGCATGGGACAGTCCAGCTTGAGGTATACGCTTCCCATATTGAGAGTTTTCAGAAGATTATTTCCAACCTCTTAGAGAAACTATTCAGCGTCACTTTACAGGTATGGGGGATTGCCGGGAAAGTCCTCTGGTTCTTTGAGCCGGTCCGCACTACCGACCGGGTGAAGGATGCCCAGGCCGACCTGATGGAAAGCAAAGCAGAAGCTTTTAAGCGCGATCAGGGCTGGAAAACCCAGGATGAAGTCTCTATCGAGATAACCGGCCATGAAGCAGTAGCCGATGCGCCAGCACAACCGGTAGAGGCCCAGGCCATAGATACCCTGACCACTACCACAAAGGTAGACGAAACGGCAGATTCTAAAAAGAGCGATACCAGTCAGGATGAACCCAAAGCCGATGACATGGATGAAAACGGGCAGACTGAGGAAGATAAGGCGGCTTAATTATGGGTAAAGCAGCACGACCGGACCCTAGACCGCCACAAGATAAAAGACCTGTACAGGATTTGGAAGAAGAAATCAAGGAAGCGCGTGAAGCTTTTGAAAAGGCTCAAAACAGGTTGCATAGGTTACAGGCTTTACAGCAACGCAAGTTCGAGCAAAACACTATGCAGCCGAAAGGTTTTACCAGGGAGCAATAAGAGTAATGGCTACGAGAAAGAGTAAACCAGAACAGCCACAAAATGAGCAAGGGATTAACCCTGGCTTAATTACGGTTCAGGGTCGTTTAGCAGGTGCTGGTGATAAAGCCCCGATCCGGTTGAGCGGTGTACCAACTGCCGACGATATGACCCTGATTAACAAGCTTTCCCGCAGCGGCAGCCTCGATCCTGAAAGCCTTTATGCTTTCGATTGCATACCATCGACTCAGAATGTTGACAGTTACTACACCCGCATGGATGTGTCCAGCCTTATCAATTACGCGAATGAGGCTAATGCCGGGGTGCCTATCCTTAATAGTCACAGGTCCGGCGGCTGGCGGTCCCAGGCAGAACTACCGATTGGCCGGAGTTTTAACGGCAAGGTTGAGAATGATCCAGATACCGCAAACCAGCAGATTTTCACTTCCAGCGCCTACATGTTGCGCGGGAATATGGCTAACGGCTCAGTCAACACCAGTGACATTATAGCCGCTATTGAGGCCGGGACTGTTTCGGACATTTCAATAGGGTTTACCTTCAGTGCCGGCACACCCGAAAAGAACTATGCCGACCGGACCATGATCCTTTGCTCTATCTGCGGTAATGATCTCCTAGATGCTAACTGGTGGGACGATGACCCGGATACCTGCCACCACTGGCCGGGCGAAATCTATAAAAGCGAAGGCGGCAAAAAGAGCGAACTTTGTGTCGGTAATGTGGTAAACGCCCATCTGAGTGAATATTCCACTGTCTACCAGGGTGCTACGCCTGGCGCAATCATTCTAAAAGCTCAACGGGCCGCGAGTGAAGGTCTAGATAGGGCGATGGTCCGCAGGCTGGAAGAAGCTTATCACACCAGGCTAGTGGACTACTCCACATTCCCGGTGCCGGTTATTAAAGCCAGGAAAGAAGAAACTGAGGGTCAGGACAAAGAACCGTTTGAAGCATGTGGCACATACAAGGTTACTGAAGTTACAAAGATTTCTGACTTAATGGACGTGAAAAAAGACGAAGAAAGGCAAAAACAAGACATGGCAGTAGATAAGCAAGCGTTAGATGATGCGAGTAAGGAAGGCGCTAAACTCGCGCTGGCTAATCTCGCCAAGTCCTTAATGGGTAGCCGTTCGTTAAGTGACGACGAGCTGGCCCTTTTCCCCGAAATTGAAACCCGACTGGCTGCGGGTGAAATTGAGGAAGCTAGCGAGTTAATAGGGCGGCTCATGCTACCTGTGCAGGGTGAGGTAGACGAAAACGGCAATATCCGGTTGGGTGGATTCATGCGGACCGATGGTTGGCGGGTAGAAGACCAGGATTTACCGGAAGGCACTCAGGAAGATATTGACAACCCGCAGCCGCTTAAGCCGCTGAGTTCTACCAGCCTAGTTAGTTTGTCCCTGACCGCCAGTGAACGTCAGCAGTTCCAGGGCTTGAAAACCGAAAACGCCAGGTTGAAAGCCGAGGTTGAACAACTCAAGCCTTACGCAGCCCTGGGCGAACAGCGCATTGCCGAGGTCATTGACGAAACCATTGCCAGTTATAACCGGGCAGGCATGGGTGACGGTGAGGAAATCCGCGAGATGCTTTCGCGGTTGTCTTACGACCACATTATGAACCTTCGCAGCCAGTACGAAACGATTGCGGTCAAGCTTTTTAGTAACCCGGACGGCTCAACCGGAAGGCAGACCCAGCCGACCGACCCTAACACCCCGGCTTTCGCGCAGGGCGTGGTCAAGGGTGCGATTGAGGCTAATAACCGGCGCGATTACGGCGCTTACAAATAAACAGGTCTTTTATTTATTTATTAGCTAGTAACCAGTTAGTTTTTATTTACAGGATAGGAGTTTACTTCAATGGCTAATCCTCGTACCTCCCCGGATTTTACCGAAATCCAGAGCCATTTTGTCACGATGCTTCGCAAGACGAGCAGCACCGGGGCGATTGACTATTTGCGGAGTTCGACCAACCTTTACCCATCCAATACGACTACCAACCCAGGCGCGGCGGTGGCGGTCAGTGCGAACAACACCGTTTATCTGGGCCAGGCCAGTGACATTCTTTTCGGCAAGCTAGACCACAGCGAGCCGGATAGCACCTGCGTAGTCCAATATGACGGTTTCATGTCCTTCTCTTTCGTGAACGATGCTAACGCCCCGGTTTTGGGTCGCGGGGTGGTTTGCAACGGCTCCAACGGTGTTCGGATTGCAGCGGCCGGTAGCGAGTGGAAAGAGCGGGGCAAAATTGTTTCGCTGGACACGACCAATCTGATTGCCGTACTACTGCTTTCTTAGAACACAATGAGTTTTTAACTTTACATATCATACAAGGAGTTTACCAACAATGGCTGGATTTAACGCCACTATCCCCAATACGAATAAGCTGATGCCGAGCCGCCCAGGGGTAAGCGGCAATAATCCGGCTTCGGGTTCGGGCACCAAAACGCCTGCCGCCCTCCGGGTGGAGCGTTTTATAGAGAAGAAAAACGGCACCATTGAGATGGTCCGCACCGGGGCCGCTGAAATCTTCCCGCAATATGCTTCCCACTACAACCTAGACCCTAAAGACTTGCAGTTTGTTGATCGGGTAATGTCCGAGTTGGATAAGCGCGGTCTTTCGGTTACTCAATGGCTTGAGGATATGGACCCCTCAGAAGAATATACCGGGGCTGAAAGGAAACTGGACGCTTTCCAGCGCCAGCTTATGATTGCCGGTATCCGCACCACTTCTGTACCTGAAAATGGTGTGTATTCCGATAAGATTGATAAGTTTTTCGACAATGATGCGGGCGGCTCCCCGCTTTTGTTCGCCGAGTTCATCAACCGGGTTATGCGGGGCAAGGATAGCGTTATTGGCGGCAATCGTATCTTTGAAAGCAATATCCCCGGTTCGCCTGTCCTCTACCCTGAAACCATTAACCAGATGTTGCGGGAAACTCCGATCCTGCCGGACGTGTTGGACTTGCTTATTGCTACCACCAACACCCAGGTTAAGGGCGACTTCTACCGGACCATTTCCACCAATGACACGGCGGCCCAACGCCGCATGGCTCGTGTCGGCCAGGGTGCGGAACTGCCTAAAACGACCCTTGCCACCACCGAAAAGGCGATCAACCTGTACAAGTATGGCCGGTTGCTCGAAGCGACTTACGAGTTCTTCCGGGCGGTCACGATTGACCTGTTCGCTATCTACCTGCGCCGCTTGGCCCTTCAATCCCGGTTGGACAAAGCCGATGCCGCGATTGATGTCGCTATCAATGGTGACGGTAACTCCAACAGCGCCACCAACTACAACCAGTCTACCCTTGACACCGGCTCTACCCCGACCTACAAGGGTTTCCTGGCCTTTGCCCTCAAGTTTTGGCAGCAGGGTTTCCGACTTAACCGCCTGGTCGGTAGTGACGCGGCTTTTATCAACTTCCTCACGATGGCCCGGCCTAGCGTTGATCCTTATCAGCTTTTGACCTTACTCCAGCAGGGCCAGGTTGTTAACCAAAAGGTGCAGTTGGCCCAGGACCTGTACGCCGATGTTCAACTGGTTTACCTGGGTAGCGTGGCGTCTAACCTGTTGGTTGGCCTGGATCAGCGGTTCGCTCTTGAGCAGATTGTAGACAATAGCGCCAGCATTGTTGAAACCGATACCCTCATCAGTTCGCAGCGCAAGCAGATTGCCGTTTCTGAAAAGGTCGGCTTTGCCCAAATCTTTAACGGTGCTATCGCTACTTGGACCACGAACGCCTAGTTGATTGCCGGTGGTGTGGGGTAGGCTTAGCCACTTGCCCCACTTTGAAGAAACATTCAATCAAAAGGAGATTTTCAAATGAAACTGGTAGAAGCTGGCGATAAAGGCATAAGCGTAAAGCTTAACCCGCTTTACGAAAACAAGATTTTCACCGATAAGACCGACGACGGTGAGGATGTGGTAATCGTTAAGGGTCGGGTGGTGCGGGTGGACCAGCCTAGCGGCAATATGGGCCGCGCCCTGGTGGAAGAATTGCTAAACCCGAATGACCCGAAAGCCAAGGGAGGTGCTTTACTGGTTGAAACCGACGAAGACCCGACCCCGATAGCCCAGCCACTCAGTAACAGGCTTAACGCCGCCGATAGGGAACAGCAACGCGCCATCCTTGAGCAGGAAGCGGCCCGGTTGGGCCTTACCGTTTCGGATGCCCCGGTGAAGGAAGGCGAAAGTACCGACCTTGCCACCAAGAAAAGGGTTTCGGGTCAGGCTGTGGTGCCGAATAAGGATGCTGAGAAGTAAGGCAAGGTAGAAGTAACCGCCAATGGCAACCCCGATTATTACAGACCCACAAGAAATTAACAGTATTCGGGCCTATCTGGGCCTGGAGGTTATTGATTTTAGCGACGATTCAATTCAGGGGTTGCTATTCCTTCAAAACGCCGAGTTACGGATTAGAAAAACGGTCAATGCCATGTCGGTTCAGACCGGCGGCCAGGTGCCAACGGTAGACCAGATTATGGCTGACCCGCCGACTAGCCCGGCGACTGACGACGACCAACAAGCCCTGAAAATGGCGGTTGCTACCTATGTAGCTTACCTGTTCGGACCGAGTGCCACCAATGCTATCAATACGAGTGTAACTAAGAAGGTTGGCCCGCTTGAATCTACGGTGGACCGGGGCGGTATCGGGGCACAATGGAAAGAGCCTATGCAAATAGCATATGCAGCCGTTGGGGAATTTCTCAGCATGATAACCGGCTGGCCGGATGCTACTGCCACTGTTCTGCAACTATCGGGTCCGACTTCGAGTGGTGCCCGGCCGGATACGGTCAGCGGCTGGTGGGTAGGTTGGTAAGGCAATATCAATGTCGTGGGAATTTGAGGACTTTTACAACATAAACGTGGTTTTGAAGCGAACCAACTTTGATACTCAAAGCCAGGATGTGTTGTTTGATATTCCAGCGGTGATGTATCCATCCGACCCTAATATGAACTTTGTTCAGCAGTTAGCGCCAGATAGCAGCGAGTACCCGGATAGGACTACTCTTTACGATATAGCCACACCGGGGCGGAACGTTTACCCGAATCTGCCCAATCTTATTAAAGGCGATGAACTGACCGTAACAGCTTTGACGGATGATGCAACCGAGTTAGAGGGCATTTGGAGGGTTTTAGCACCGCCTGAAAATTGGAATGGTGGCGCAACCATGAGTGAACTTACCAGCAGGATAGTGACGGTGATTCAGATCGCGGTGGCGCTATGATTGAAGCCTTCATAGATTACGCGGCTCACCAGCCCACTGATACTACTTCACCACTTTATTTGGAGCTTAACACCGCTGGCATGCTAGGGGCGCAGTTCGGTAATAGCTTAACGAGCGACCGTGTAACCATCTATGACGCTAACGCACAGATTGGGAATACGCCGTATGTGAAGCTTTACGACCGGGGCCAACGCCAGCGTATGCAAACCTTTCTGGGCGGCTCTTATATCGAAAAGCAAACACTGGTTTGTGAGTGCGTGGCTCTTGGCGCTAGCGCCCTATCCGCAACTAACCGGGCCGAACTCTTGAAACTTGCGGTCGAGGGGTTTGTAAAGACGCAGCAAAGCGGGATTATGAGCCTCACCACCCGCACCGATTTAGGCGGGACCGCTTCAACTGAAAGCATCGTCAGTTTGCAGATTGGCAGTCCTGACCAGGAAACGCCGGTCCAGGGGCAGAGTCCAAGGTTTACCGCTACCAGGACCGCTTTAATCGAGTTGTGGGTAAGTATGGAAAGAAAAAGGTAAGGCTAGAAATGACTAAGAAGCCGGTTACAAGAGGTATCTTTATCGGGCGCGGACTACCAAAAGACGCCCCACCCTCCTTTATGGGATGGGGATTTAGCCCGATTGATGGCGAAGGCAATCTGGTTGATTTGGACAATCTACCCGCCGGTACTGACCCGGTTAGTCTGAAATTAGGCGCCCCGGCTTTACTAGTTGGCAAGCAAAATTATATGCCTTTCTGGGATGAAGCGGCCTTAAGAGATGCTATTGCCAGTGAAAACTTTGCCAATCCGAAAATGGAAGAACAAATCAATGGTTGGCTAAATGAGGGTATCGAGGGCGAGAAACTTTACCAGAAGATTAAAGAGGCTAAAGGGCTTCTTACTCTTAAAGATGTGGGTCTGGAAGAAGAAAATGCTCCAGCGCAAGACGAAACTAAATCCGGCGGTTGATGCTAGAAGTGGCGGCCCGGTCAGGACTGAACTAGATTTGAAAGAGGTTTAAACAACTATGCCAGCTCAAGCCTTTGTGCAAGCAGACACCGGAATTTACGCAGGTAAGCAAAGCGCGAAAGGAACCGCTAAAGTTGCCCTACTTGGCGCTCAACAGTTTACCAAGATGGAAGTTACGCCGGAAATTCTCAGGATTGATGGGGTGCCGATCCTTGGGCCTAACGGATTCTATATGGCGCAATCGCTAGGGACCGCTGTAAGGACTACCGTAAACGGTGAGGGCTGGTTAGACCTTGGCATGGGCGCGGCTATCATCTTGCAGAGCTTTATGACCAAAGGCACCACCACCGGCACGACCGCTTTCACCCACCCGCACACCGCTATCGTCAAGAATAGCTCAATGCCCTACCTCACTTTGGGTTTTGTCTATGGTGAGAGTACGACCCCAGGCACCGGCATTACGGGCGGCACCCACATTCTCAGAGATATGCGCCCGACCGCCTTCACTTTGACTATAAGCAGTACGGATGCTATCAAATTCACCGGCCAGTGGCAGGGCCTTAACATGGGGGCTGGTTCAAGCCCGACTTTCACACCCGGTGCTACCCAGGTAATTCCGAATCCCAATGGGACTTCAAATACCTATACTTTCCCTAGCTGGATACCGTCAAGTGTTTGCTGTAACTCAGTCCAATTGGCCTGGACCGCTCAAACGGTACTGGCCCCGCCTTGCCTAGGTGCTGGGGAATATGGCGACATTCTAATAGAACAAGCCGGGTGGGAACTGACTTTCAGGATGCAACTCGACGTTAACTCGATTATTGCTTACAACCAGATTCTAGCTAAAGCCGATACTTTGGGGGCAGGTACTAGCGCCCTGATTCCAGGTTTAAA